ATACACACATTTAACTCTAGTGGAACCTTTTCTGTTAACACTGTTGGCGTTGCTGATAGCACTCTTGATTATCTTGTTATCGCTGGCGGTGGAGGTGGCCCAAGATCATCTACATCTGGTGGTGGTGGGGCTGGAGGTTATCGAGCTAGTTGGAACTCTGAAGCATCTGGTGGAGGTGGGTCTAGCGAGACAGGGCTAACAGCCTCTATTCAAGATTACACTGTCACTGTTGGCGGTGGCGGTGCGGCAGGGTCTTCGACTACAGGAGTCAGCGGATCAAATTCAGTATTTGGATCAATTACCTCTATAGGTGGCGGTGGTGGAATTAACTACACTCTCACAAATGGAATAGCTGGTGGATCAGGTGGTGGTGGTGGAAGCACTGGCGGTACTGGCGGTGGTTCTGGAACAGCCAATCAAGGCCACGATGGTGGCGATGGCTTTGGAACAACTGGAGCAAACAACGATGGAGGCGGCGGAGGCGGTGGTGCAGGTTCCGCTGGAGCAAATGGAACGGGATCAGTTGGCGGTGCAGGCGGTGTAGGCGTTGCCTCTACTATTTCAGGATCATCTGTAGTTAGAGGTGGCGGAGGCGGAGGTGGCCGATTTGGTGGAAGTTCGGGGGCAGGTGGAAACGGCGGTGGTGGGACAGCCAACAGCGGTGGTTCTGCGGATGCTGGAGTAGTAAATACTGGTGGTGGTGCTGGCGGCGGTGGCAACGGTTCTACAAACGCAGGCGGTTCAGGTGTTGTAATCATTAGATACAAATATAAATAGGAATTAATATGAAAAAAAGTTGCGGAAGTTGTAGTCATTCAATGGAGAGTCAGGCGGAAGGAGAAGTCTTTTGCATTGTTAACCCTCCTGTTCCGATTGTAACAATCCAAGGTCAGATAATTAGTATTTTCCCCTCAATGATGGAATGGGGAAAGTGCGACTCTTTCATTAAAGGCAAAACTCAAAAGCAAAACCCTCAACCTCCAGAGATACTGGAGCCAGAATTAAAGGTGATAAAATAATGGCACATTACGCACAGGTAAACTCAGACAATATAGTTGTTCAAGTCTTAGTAATGGACAACGATATGGAAACCAACGATGGTGAACAGGCTTGTATCGATTGGTTGCAAGCTAACGTCCACGAAGATGATTGGGTAAAGACCAGCTACAATAACAACATTAGAAAACAATATGCTGGCATCGGTTTTACTTATGACTCTACTAAGGACAAATTTATTGCTCCACAACCATACGGTTCATGGGCTTTAGACTCTGATGATGATTGGCAAGCACCTGTTGAACACCCAGACGATGACAAAATGTATCTTTGGGATGAAGATGTATATCAGGCCGACAATTCTAAAGGCTGGGTTGAAGTAGAGTAACCGAAGTGGAGATAGATGCGAAGTTAATAATAACCGTAGGTGGTATGCTGATTAGTATTGTCTCGGCAGCCACCATAGTGAAACAGAAGTTAGCTTCGGTTATAGAACAACTAAACGATATTAAATCTGATTATGAATCTAGATTAAGAGATTTAGATAAACGTACAGATAGACAAGAAAACGCTATTGATCTTAACGCACAAAAAACTCACGTTCTTTCTTCAATTATGTCACCAGAAAGACTTGAAAAAAACAATAGAGAACTTGAGAAAATACTTGTTATGGCTCACACTAATGGTGATCGTATAACAAAACTTGAAAAAATGCATAACGGAAAACATCCACCAGTAGAGAGTGTTTAAACATGATTACATTACTTGGTAGTTTATTAGGGTTTGTTACTTCTACGGGACCCTCTATATTTAAAACATTTATGGATCAGAAACAAGATGCTAGGGATAAAGAGCATGAGCTTAAGATTATGGCTCAACAATCTCAAGATAGGTTAGATGAAGCTATTGTACAAAGCACAGGTGAGTTAAACGTACAGGTACAAAAGAGTTCCCAAGCAGATAGTAAAAGATCAAGCCAGTGGGTAGTAAATCTATCTGCTACGGTAAGACCTTTGATTACATATTTCTTTTTCTTTGAGTTTGTTTTATTAACAATACTATCAGCATTTGACATGATTAGTGTGGAACTGTTTAAACTACTTTGGTCCACAGAAATCTCTGGTATATTTTCTGTAATAGTTTCGTTTTGGTTTGGTCAACGTTTAGTATCTAAGTGGACTAAATGATTAACGAAAGAAGTCTTGACTTAATAAAAGACTTTGAAGGTTTTTCTTCCAAGACCTACAAAGATGTAGCAGGTATTTGGACAATAGGTTTTGGTTCTATATATGGATTTGATAACAAACGTATTACAGAGGACCACAGAGACATTACAAAAGAAGAAGCTACTGTATTGATGGAAAATCATCTTAAGTCCACTGAAGACAGAGTAGCACGTTTAGTTAACGTACCTTTAACGGAAAACCAATATGGAGCTTTGTGTAGCTTCTCATACAATGTAGGCACAGGAGCTTTCCAACGATCTACAGCAAGAATGAAGCTTAACCGTGAAAATTATCAAGGTTGTGCTGATGAGTTTTTAAAATGGAAGTACGCTAGAAAAAGAGTTATAGCTGGTCTTCTAAGGAGAAGAGAAGCGGAACGAGAATTATTCTTAAGCGAGGATGACTAAATGAGTTATAGAACAGTAATTGATAAGGTGTTAAGAAGATTACGAGAGGACACTATAGATACTGATTGGACAGGAGTTTTAACATCAGCTTCTAGTGTAGATGATTATCAAAAACTTATTGGAGAATTAGTAAACGAAACTAAAGACTTAGTAGAGGATGCTTGGAACTGGGGTATTTTAAGGACATTAGAAACAGTTACTACTTCAGCCTCTACAGAATCTTATAACATGTCTAATTTAAATAACAGGTCTAGAGTGCTACAAGTTATTGATACAACTAATGATGCACAGCTTACTCAAATAAGTGATTCAGATTTTTATAACCTTAGTCTTATAGGAACTACTCAAACAGGAGTACCTTCTTATTTTAGATTAAACGATAACGATATTTCTTTTTGGCCTATTCCGGCTGCAACATACACCATTAAAGTTCACGCTGTTCAACCCGAAGCAGATAAAACTCTGGCAGCAGATACAATAAAAGTACCTGAGAATTTAATTGTATTAGGTACGTATTCTTTAGCTTTGGCTGAAAGAGGTGAAGATGGTGGAACTGCTACAGATGTTGCAGTAAGTAGATTTGCAGATGCGTTATCAGATTCGATTGCTCAAGATCAATCTAGAACAGTAGATGAGACAACTTGGTATGCCAGTTAAACCAACTAGACCAGTAGTCCTAAAAGGGTTAGGAGATGCGGGGTTAAACACTCAGGCAGAAGACTCTACATTAGGACCACAGTGGCTTACAGAAGCAAATAATGTTGTCTATGACCTTGAGGGTCGAATGGGGCCAAGAAAAGGTTCTAAACAAGTAGGCAAGATACTAGCTTCTCCTGTAAAGTCTTTAGGTGAGTTTGTTAAATCAGACCGTACTAGAGAATACTACGGGGGTTCTGGAGCTACTATAGTAAAACTAGATACATCTACAACACCTCACGGACTTACGACACAAAGTTTTGCAGGATCACCTCAGACCATAACTGATTCTAATTGGCAATGGATTAATTTTAATGATCAGTTTTGGGGTGTACAATCAGGACACATGCCTATTAACTATAGTGGCTCTGCTTGGACAGATATAGATGACTTAGCTAACTACAACGCACCTAGCGGTATTACTACTTTTGATCCCTCATGTGCTTTAGGTGAGTTTGGTAGAATATGGTATGGGGGTGTTACTGAAGATAAAGGAACTGTGTTTTACTCAGACAACTTAATTGGTCAAAAATTACAAGGCGGTGCTTCTGGTTCTATTGATCTTAAAACTGTTTGGGGTAACGATGAAATTATTGCCTTAGGTGCGTTAGAAGATAAGTTAGTAGTTTTTGGTAAACAAAACATTGTTATTTTTAAAAGTGCTTCAGTACCTACAAGCATATCATTAGACGAGATTATAATAGGAACTGGTTTAGCTGGTAGAGATAACCTTGTTTACGTAGGAACTGAGTTACTATTTTTAAGTTTTGAAGGGTTAACTGCCTTATCTCGTCTTACTCAACAAGACGGTAAAGCTCCTGTAGAAACTGTTTCTATTGCAGTAAGGAATGATTTGAGTAGGATAATAAGTACTGCTGATTTAAGTCAGGTTAAAAGTTGTTATCATCAAACAGATGGTTTTGTTGTTACATTTATACCTAGTAGTAACATTGCTTATTATTTTGATTTTTCTAGAGGTGTTAAAACAGTACCTAGAATAACAACATGGACATTTACAAGTAACCCTTATACGGCTGTAAGTACATTAGACGGTAAGTTATACATGGGTACGTCTACTTCTGTAGCTGAGTATACTGGATATAATGATATTGTTCTTAGTAATGTAACTGGTTCTTTTGGAAACGAAAGTGCGTGTGAAACAGCAGGACATACTTTTCAAGGCGGTGTTTGTTATAGTACTGTAAAAAGTGATTATAACTGGCAATTCCAAAGTACTTGGTTAGACCTTGGAGATCAAGTATTTTCTAAAATAATTAAAAGTGGTTTAATGATAATAACTGGTGGTCAAAATAGTGCAGCAACTATTACAATAGCTAAAGACTATGAAGAGGACTCTACTTATTCTAAAACATTTACTTTAGTTTCAGATGCAATAACATTTTTATATGGAAGTTCTTCTTCTTTATACGGCAAAGCTAAGTATGCTCCAATAGCAGGTCCTAGGGAATATAAAGTTCCTTTGGCTAGAACAGGTAAAAATATAAGAATTAAAATGGTAGTAGAAGTTAACGGTCATCACTCAAGTTTAATCAATACAACACTCTTGACAAAACAAGGTAAAATAAGGTAAAATATAGGTAAGCAAAGGGAATATTATGGGAAGTTTTTTTGACGGTT